GTAGCTCGCGTGCCGATCCTGTTCGGCAAGAGCCTCGGTGAAACGACGGTGACAGTGGGCGCGGGCTCACTGGTCAATGCAGATCACGAGCATGCCGATCTGAGGTATGTCGAGCACTCTGGCGCAGCAATCGAAGCCGGCCGCCTCTCGCTGCTCGATCTCGAAGACCGCATGCGCCAAGTCGGCGCCGAACTGCTCGTCATCAAGCCGGGCAAGACGACCGTCGCTCAGACGGTGGCCGATAACGAAGCCGGTATGTGCGCGCTGCAACGCATCGTTGAAGACGTCGAGGATGCGCTTGACCAGGCAATCGCGCTGACGTGCGAATGGGTCGGCGAGAAGCCTGCCGGAAACGTGCGTCTGTTCAATGACTTCGGCGTCGCATCGCTGGCGGAAGCCTCGCTCGAACTGCTGCGCGACATGAACGTTGACGGAACGTTCTCGGATGAGAGCCTGTTCAACGAAGCCAAGCGCCGTGGCGTGATCGCTCCAGAAACCGATTGGGAAGACGAGAAGAAGCGCATCGCGCAGAACGCAGTCAAGCCCGGCACGGTCGCTATCGCTGACTGACGCCACAAGTTTTCAGCATCAAACGAAGCCGCCTATCCGGGCGGCTTTTTCTTTGCCGGTTCCTCGGATGAGGGTCGGTGCAAATCACGGCCGGATGGCCTAACAGCTCGGGTTGGATGACCTATGAAACTCAAACTGAACGATGACGGATTCGCGGTAGTGCAAGACGGCAAGCCGGTCTATGTGAACGACGACGGCAAAGAGATTGCCTTCGACGTCGCTGGCACGGTTGCAACGATCTCGCGCCTGAACGGCGAAGCCAAGACGCACCGCGAACGCGCGGAAGCGGCCGAGAAGATCGCCAAGGCATTTGAAGGCATCACGGACGCCGACGCCGCACGCAAGGCGCTCGCCACGGTTGCCAATCTCGACGCAAAGAAGCTGGTCGACGCAGGCGAGGTCGACAAGATCCGCGCCGAAGCGATCAAGGCCGTCGAAGACAAGTACGCGCCGATCGTCCAAGAGCGCGACGGCCTGCTCAAGTCGCTTGTCGACGAGAAGGTCGGCGGCAGCTTTGCCCGCTCGAAGATGATCGCCGACAAGCTCGCGATCCCTGCCGATCTGGTGCAGGCGCGCTTCGGTGACGCCTTCAAGGTGGAAGGCAACGATGTCGTCGCCTACGACAAGTCGGGCAACAAGCTCTTCAGCCGCAGCAATCCGGGCGAAGTCGCCAAGTTCGACGAAGCGCTCGAAATCCTCATCGATCAGTACCCGTATCGCGACTCGATCATCAAGAGCACCGGCGCATCTGGCGGCGGCGCAACGGGCGGATCGGGTGGCGGCTCTGGCAGCAAAACCATCACTCGCGCGGCTTACGACGCTCTGGACCCGATCAAGCAGGGCCAGACGATTCGAAGCGGCGTGACGATCACCGACTAAATTTAGGAGCCTTCTTTGGCTAACTCGCTCTCGAATCTTATTCCTGACCTGTATCGGTCGCTCGACGTTGTGTCGCGCGAACTGGTCGGATTTATCCCGGCAGTTACGCTCGATCCGCAAGTGGCGCGCGCCGCAGTTGGCGAGAACGTTCGCTCGTTCGTGGCGCCGGCATCGACCGCAGAAGACGTGACGCCGGGCCAGTTGCCGCCCGACGATGGCGACCAGAACATCGGGAACCAGGTTATCACCATCTCGAAATCGCGGATGGTTCCGTTCCGCTGGACCGGTGAAGAACAGAAGGGCGTGAATCACGGCCCTGGCTACGCAGGCATCCGCACAAACCAGATTGCGCAAGCAATGCGCACGCTGGTCAACGAAATGGAAGCCGACATCGGATCGCTGGTGTATCAGGCATCGCGAGCAACCGGCACCGCTGGCAGCACGCCGTTCGCATCTGCTCTCGGCGATCCGGCGCAAGCCCGCAAGATCCTGTCGGATAACGGCGCCCCGCTGTCCGACATGCAGCTCGTCATCGACACGACCGCAGGCGCTAACTTGCGTACGCTCGCTCAGTTGACGAAGGCGAACGAAGCCGGCACGACCGAACTGCGCGCGCAGGGCACGCTGCTTGAACTCAGTGGCTTCATGGTTCGCGAATCGGCTGGCGTCGCGATCCACACGCCCGGCACCGGCGCAAGCTATGTCACCAATGGTGCGCTCGCCAAAGGCGCAACGTCGATTCCGGTCCAGACCGGAACCGGCACCATCGTCGCAGGCGATGTTGTGACGTTCAACGGTGACACGCGCAAGTACGTTGTGACTGGCGCTCTGTCGGGTGGCTCGTTTACGATCGCTGCGCCCGGCCTCATGCAAGCACTGAATACCGGAGCTGCTGTGACGGTTGGCGGCGCATACACCGGCAACGCTGCGTTCTCGCGCAACGCCTTTGTGCTCGCAACCCGCCTGCCGGCGCTGCCGGAAGAGGGCGACATGGCCGACGACCGCACCACGATCGTCGATGAGCGCAGCGGCCTTGCGTTCGAAGTGTCGATGTACAAGCAGTACCGCCGTGTTCGCTACGAGATCGCGCTTGCATGGGGTAAGGCGAACATCAAGCCTGAACACTCGGCGATCCTGCTCGGCTAAGAGCACTGAAGCGGCCTGTCAGAAGCGGCAAATCCGGCTGGCAGGCCGTTTTTCATTGGAGAACGCATGGCACGACCCAAGAAAGAAGCAGAAACGCCGCAGAACGACGGTGAAATCGCATTCGTCACGATGACGCGCGACGCGGATCTCTACGAAGAGCCGCACACCGCGCAAGTTCATCCCGACGAAGTCGAAAACTACCGCCCTGGCGGTTGGGAGATTGCATAAATGCTGACCGCTCAGCAGTTGGCCGACACGCGCCGCTATGCCGGTTATCCGATGCTGGGCGATACCGTTGCTGACGACTCTCGAGACTTCGCTTACGGCTGGGTTTCGCCGGGTACGTGGCAAACGCTTCAGCACCGGCTGACGAATCTGCGGCCGGAAGAAGAAACGACGCTCATCAACGTCTATCTGACGAACTTGGCGACGCTTGAATCGGCGATCGTCGGCGCGGGCGACAACCTCGACACCGATCAGGCTGCCGTCTGGACGCGGAATAAGACAGAAGTCAGCGACCGCACAAAGCTTTACAACCAGTGGCGCCGCGAAATGTGCGGTTTCATCGGCATCGCGCCCGGTCCGTTCCTCGGCAACGGCGGCGGTCAGATCATCCGGGGGTAACGGATGGACGGAACCAAAGCACAAACCAAGGTCTACCGCGGCTATGCCATCGCGGCATCGAAGATCGGCACCGCATACACGCAATATCGCCCCGTATCCGCCGATCTAACCGGCCTCGCGCCCATCTCGACGTCATTGCTCGCAAGTTTCAACGCGGAAGACATGACGTACGGCCGGCCGAACAAGTACGCGAAGCCCACTTGGTACGCGCTGGTCGACGGCACGCAGACGCAAGTCGGCGATTACCTGATCGGCGCAGCCGGCACGTTCTTCATCGCGGCGCAGCAGCCGCTTCTGCCTATCCTTGCGGTGGAATGCAATCGCATTCTGTCGTTCGCGCGGCCGCAGACGCAGGCGCAGTTCGGCGCGGTGACTGATTACGAGGGCAACACGCCCACGAACCAGACGCCGCTTGCTACCGGATGGCACGCATCGGTGCTGCAAGGCACGAAGGGCGAGAAAAACGACGTCGGCTTGCCGGGTGACGTGCGAAACGCGTGGTGGGCGATCCTGCTGCCGGCGATTCCGGGCGTGATCCTGCAATGTGGCGACCTTGTGACAGACGACATCGACCGTCGCTATGTGCTATCGAGCGTCGAACTGACGGATCTCGGCTATCGATGCACGGCACAACAGGCGCAGACATGAAAAACATCCGAATCGTTAGCGGTGGCGACGCGCTGTCCACAAAGGTGTTTGACGCAGACGGAAAGGAGATCTCCGGCAACGTAACAAAGATTGAGTGGGCGATTGACGGTGATACTAGGGTTGGCATTGCGACGATTACATTCTTCGGCGTCGATGTCGACATAGTTGGCAAATCACCGGAAAGCGCCACTCTTGCCGCCGTGCGGGAAATTCTGACGGATTCTGGAATTTCTCATATTGCCGTGAGAGCGGATCGCGCACTCAAAAAGATCGATGATGCGATCGGGGCGGCGGCTGATGGCTGACATTTCAGAGGTGCAGAACACGCTCGTCGGCCTCATTGCCGGCGCGCTCTATCCGAACGGCACCGGGCAAGATTCCGCAGTCGGAGCACAGTGCCGCGTCGGCTCTGGCTGGCCTACAAAGGCGCAGCTTGACCCTGATCTGGCGCATGGCATCGTCAACGTATCGGTCTATCCGACGTCGATCGAGCGCAAGACATCGCGCTACATGCCGCACTGGCAGGAAATCAACCGATTCCCGCCGACTGTGACGCTCACAGGGGCAGGGCAGACGATAACGGTAGGCGGCACGATCTCGGCGCCATTTCACGCGCAGAACACGGCCGTACTGATCGGTGGTCATGCGTTCACGTATGCGGTGCAGGCAAGCGACACGCTCGCAACAGTGGCCAGTGCGCTCGCCGCGCTGATTGCTGCGCAATATCCGGGCACGAGCTCGACGGGCGCAGTCATCACGCTGTCCGCTGGCACGCCGCAGCCAACGCTGCGCACAGGTGGCTATGCGACTGTCGCCAAGGAAGTGAAGCGCCAATCACGCGTCGTGCGAATCGTCATCTGGTCGCCGACGCCGACGCTGCGCGACAAGGTTGCAAGCCTGCTAGATGCGTTCCTCGCGCAAATCGAATTCTTGACGCTGCCTGACGGATTCGGCGGGCGGCTGCTGTATCACCACTCGGATCTGGTCGACCTGCAGGAGAAAGCGAACCTGTATCGCCGCGATCTCTGCTACTCGGTCGAATTCCCGACGACAGTCACGCAGCAAGCGACCGACGTCACGGTGACGGTCACGAACCTGGTTGAGCCGACAAGCGGCGCGACCATCAAGCAAATCATCTACTAGGAGCCGTCATGGCTGACAACAAGGCTGCCGCGAAGGCAGATTTCGCGCTCGTCGTGATCCATCCGTTCGGTGATTACGAGCGTGGCGCGCGCATCGAAGACGCCGACAAGGTTGTCGCGGTGCTTGCGGGCGAAAACGCGAGCCACTGCGTCCGGGTAGCCGCGCAGTAAGCCCCATCCACAACGCTGAAAGAGCCGCCTGCTGGCGGCTTTTCTTTTGGAGCACCGCTTTATGCCCATTTATCAAAATGGTCAGTTAAACGTAAGCGCGTTGAATGCGCCGGGCGTCTACCTGCAAATTCAACCGCCGCCGCCGATCATCAACGGCGTCGCAACCAACCTGCTCGGCTATGTCGGCGTAGGTTCGTGGGGTCCGGTCAACAGCGCAACGCTGATCGGCTCCGGCAACGATCAAGCCAACTGGCTCGGCTCGCCGCAGGTTCGCAAATACGACCTGTCGACGGCTGTTCAGGTGGCGCTCGCCGCTGGCGCAAACGCGATCCAGTACGTGCGCGTCACAGACGGCACCGACGCGGCCGCATCCTGCCTCGTCAAAGATACCGCAGGCACGGTCACCGGCCTGACGCTGACGGCGATCTACACCGGCACGATCGGCAACACGCTGACAGCAGCCATCACGGCCGGCACCGCACCGTCGAGCTTCAAGCTCACGCTGACGCGACCGGGCTTCACGCCGGAAGTGTTCGACAACGTGACCGGCACCGGCGCGGCGCTCTGGACGAACTTCGTCAACGCCGT